TCGACTTCAGTATGCATGTCACCTTCGACATACAAATTAACGTCACCTATCACCTGTAAACATAATTTATCTGTTTCAGGATCTTCACCGCAACGAATTACAACATTTCTATCAGCTAAAACAATCAAATCATTGTAAGAAATGATGTTTGTGTTCTGTTTTTCATCCATGTCAATGGTGTTACCCAATGCATGAATCAGACGGAACCTCTCACCTTCCTTGGTGTTGTTCCTTTCTAACACATGACCTGCAGAACTGATCTCCACAAAGTTAAATGGATATCTGATCTTGATCTTTGGTAGGAGGTTGTTTATTATAGAACCACCTGAGAATAAATTAACAGCCATTAGTATCCGTAGCCTCCTTGGTTCTGTTGTGTATTGTTATTCTGTTGTGTATTCTGTTGTGTTTGTTGTGTAGTATCTGTAGGTGTGTTCACTGGTGTTGATGTAGGTAGTTCTTCAGATGCTTGTGTAAATGCTTCGTCATCTGTATTTACAGGTGTAGTGGCAACGTTCGGAGTTTCCGTTACAGGTTCGTCAGTTGACTCTAACATTGGATGTCCTACACAATCTATGTACGTTTGTAGTTGTAATATACCAGTTTCATTGATCTGTCTAGGACCACTGAAGCTGTATATTGGTGATAGTAGACCACCACTACCTCTGGAAGGTATGGTTGATGTACCCAAGTCTCTGATCTTAGGTTTGACAAACCCAAGGATTTGAGTAGTGATAGTAGGTTCTACCAATCTACCTTGGTCATCGGTAGAGTATGTACCAATCTGCTGCTCCTTCTCACCATTACCTATTGTGATGACAGGATTCACATAGTTATTACCTACATTTATAGTCTTAACACTATCAATCTTAGGTATCAAGTCACCACAATTAGCATAGACTGCCTTTGCCTGACCTGGTACAACCAGTTCTGGATACTTAGACTGGAAGTTGATAGTAAACTGGTGTAAACTCTTAGTCTTAACAACCATACCAATTTCAAACTTATCATTGTCCTTAGGATCTATGGTAGCAATCTGTATGTGGCCAGGATCATAGTCAATATTAATTACCTGTAGTATATCTGGATTGGTCTGGTCTTCAACACCATCTGCATCTGCTACCAACATCAAGATGTCACCATCATTCAAATGATTGACAAGACCTTGCTTAGGTATCAATGCAACATACTGTTCCTTAGGGCAGAATGTGTCCGCAGGATCGAATCCATATCCAATACCAGACTTCTCGACTGTAACAGATTCAACCTTACCATCTTTGATGTTAGGTTTGAGTACTGCACCACCACCCTCAGGTTCATTACATGTGAATTGTGCTCTTACTTGTGCTTCCAAGTTTACATTTGTTCCTTTGTTTCTCATCCATACACCGACTATAGCACCTATATCATCAATGATAGGTAGTGCTCTGACTGGTGTAGATGACTGTAGGTTATCCCATACCAATTCAGGGAAACATGGTTTCTTATTCAGGATACTATTATTACAGTTGACTGCTGATGACTGTATATTACCATTACTATCATAAAAATTCAAGCTTTCAAACTTCTCTAGCGGTCCTCGTGTATCAAAATTCTTTTCAGTTATACCAGTTGCCCTACCTGCATCACTGTCCAGATCAACAAGAGCACCACTCTTAGTATCAAATACTTTTTTCTTACCATCCTTCATGAACGGTACGAAACCATTGATAGGTTTACCATCACCAATGACCTCACCACCTGCAGGTGGTTTAACTGGATACTGATTGACCTCTTTACCTTTTTTATCATTACCCTTTGCCTTAGGACCATGGCATGTCTCATATACTGTTGCACCGATAGCACATGATACTGCACCATCGCAGAATAGATCTATGAACTCAAGAACTTTACTCAATATACTTTGAATCTTATCCTTAGCACCCTTGATGGATGCTGTTACTCCCTTCAGCATACTCAGTGCATCTTCTACTTTCTCCATGACCTTGCCCATGATGTCACCAATCATGTTCTCAACAAGACATAATGCAGTATCAAGTACGTTCTCTAATAGATCATTGAGCATACCTTTGATGAAGTCCTTCAGATCTTCAACCATGTCCTTGAAGAGACATGATACAAGATCTCCAACATTCTTAAGTTCGTCCTTGACCTTATTATCTAACTCTGGGTCAGGTTTATTAATCTCATCAAGTTGATCCTGTATCATCTTGTTGACATCTTCCATGACAACACCCTTGATGTTACCTAGTAACCCGTTAAGTTTTGATTGAATTCTATTGGCAGTTTTATCAATCTTCTGCTCAAGATCAACAACTTTACCAGTATTTTTGTCGATGAAATCACCTATTTCATTCTGTTCTATACCACGAGCAAACTTCATGAACTCTGCCATGGGTGCTTCTAGTTTAGGTGCAGTCTCACTACCACACTTACCATTACCTATCTGTACAGTAACACATTTCTTTTCTTCTGCTCCAATCTGTGCTTGTGTCTGTGGTTCAGCAGGACCACGAGGGTTCTTGGTATCGTCTTTACCTTCCTCTTCTGGTACACCCTCATTATTTGATGCTGCTTGCTCTTGTCCTGTCTCTTCATTATCTTCTACTGTACTACCAGTACCACCAACACCACTACCTTGACCACCATGTACTTTCTCATCATAGGTAGGTGCAGATAATTGATCGAAACCTGTTTGTGTGCCACCTAACGAACCATAACCTGACTGTGGGTTCTCATCTCCAAGTGCACCTATGACTATGGGTACTTGTGCATTGCCACCATCCATAAAGAAACCAATCACCCAACTGTTGATCTGTAATTGATGAAGTGAACCAATACCTGATCGTTGTGGATGAGTTACGGGCATCATAACTAACGCCCATGGTAGTTCTTCGGTAGGTAGTTCTGCCTTACTTGGACTATGATAGCCCATGATTCTAACCTTGACCTTGTTTGTCCAATCCCAGTCAAAGTTTGTTTTACCTGCTAGTAGTGCTAGTAATGGATTGGCTCTGGTTGCAACGTTGACTGCACTGCCAGCAACATTCTTAGCAAGGTCAGATAAGAAATGACCACTACCATCGTTCTCAACCTGTCCGACGAACCAGTTGAAACCATCCTTACCAATAAAATCTGCGGTAGGTTCGCTCATGTTCCTCCCTCCAGTGCATCAGGATTCATAGCAGGTGGTGCACCAGGACTGTCAGTATATAATATAAGTTTAGTACTCATCTGATCGTTTGCTGATAGGAATTGTTTCTCGACTCTACCAATGACATAGTTACCACTATTCTCATAGTCTGTGTCTCTGTCCTTGCCTTTGAATGCAATCAGTTCTACTACGTCACCGACTGTCAGTTCATTGGTTCCAATATATTCTACTTCTACTGATTTTGCGTAAAATAATTTTTCTCTAAGTGATGATTGAGATAACTGCCTTGTCATCCCCTTAGTCATCGTACCCTCTGTGAAGAGTGCGGTATCCATAATCTTAGACATAATACGTGTGTGTGCGTTGTCTCTATCAAATTTCTTGTAATAATCTGGTGCAGAGAAACTAGCGTTCATTAAGGGTACATCCTGATAATATTTAGATATGTTAAAGGGATGCTCTACGTAATGCATGTCCTTGACATCTAGAGTCATGACCATACTATTGAATGATCCTACGTTAAGACCTTTCAATACATCAAAACTAGATGTTACTTGCATCCTGTTCACTGGTATGATGTCCTTATCTTCTTCTGGATCTTCATTATCCTTTGGTTCATGTCCTATAACAATCTTCTTGATGGGAACCTCACGGGTGAATGAATCAAATGACAAGAAGTTATAACCTCTCTTATTCTGGAAGAAACAATAACCTGCTGACGCATTAGCACCACCTTTCTTTTTCTCTGGTATTGCCTTGGCACACAACCATTTAATCATGGTGAATGGACTCCAGTACGGTGAAATATATGAAAATTTATTTTGTGTTTTCTCTACTCTAATCTCGTATGTTGTATGCAGTATGTCCTGTAAGATTTCTGTCTTTACGATGTCATGAATCTTACGACCACCACCTTTACCAAATCTCCTTGATAGTTTAGTAGCAGCATTGTTGACCAAATCATATGTACATATTAATAAGGTAGCCTTAGACTTACCATCTTTATTAGTTCTATCTTGTATATCATATACAACACCATTGATCTGATAAAAATTAGTGCTAGGTTCTTCTGTGTCTTCCCATCCAATAAACACTGGTTCCATACCTTGTAGTGATGATATGATTCCAGTTTCACTGTCCGTTACTTGTGCTTCTATTCTAATAGATGCACTACGAATGTCTTCCACATATCGTAGATATAATACATGGTTTGATGTGAGTGGTACGGGTTCGCCAGATCTATTCGATGAAATAACGAAGTGTCTTAGGACGAAGTTTGATTTGGTTTGTGCTTGCATCAGAATTGACTCGTTACTGTGTATTCATCGAAGTATGGACTATACTTGATTTTAGGTATAGCTTCATCGCTACCCTGATCCATACTGCCACCACCAGGTGCATTTGGTGATCCTTCCATAGGCATCTGTGGTTTCTCCCCTACCTGATTACGAGCATTGTCAAGTATCTCTTGTTGTCTTGCATCGCTTTCTGATAAGACATTCTCAGTTAATTCATTTAGGTTAGTTTGATCACCGCCTCTAAAATTATTAATAAGACTACCTATACCACCTGCTGCCATACCAAGAGGTGTATACTTAAATGCTTTCTTGGCAAAGTTACCAACACCACCTAAGAAACCTTTGACCTTAGGATTCTCTGTGATGTTCTTCATCTTATCTTTAGCAGCACCAAACATCTTTACACCCATACCCATAGGTGTCATGTCAAATGCTTTCTTACCTGCACTCTTTAGTCTACCCCAGAATCCTTTCTTCTCTTCACCGTCACCAACATAACCTGGCATGTAACCTGGTGCACTATAAAAATCTGGTACTAATGGATCACCCGTAGCAACTGATGGAATCATTTGACCTTGTGCTTTTGCATTTGCTTCGTTCGCTTGTGCCTTACCCATCAACCATGTAAGACCTAACTCTAATAGACCCTTACCTTTGTTTGCTTCGTATGGATCTTGCTTTTCTTCTTCATGCTTTTCACGTGCTTTAGCAATCTCCTCTGCCTGATCTCTTGGGAACGGATCATCGTCTTGTTCATCTTCCGTTGGTTCAGGTGTAGGAAGTTTGAATGCTGACTGCATTACAGATAGATTTTTCTTGATTATAGTAGTACCATCACCCTTTGATGGAGTCTTAGACATCGTATCCATCAAACTTGCAGCAGCTGCCTTAGATGGCAACATCATTGCTGTTTCAAATGCTTTCTTAAATTTCTTATCTATTTCAAAGTCTTCAACTATAGCCTTTGCTGACTGTTCTATTGGTACGATGGCACCACTATCTTCCAATGATTGATATGTTTCACCAGCTGGTGATGCTTCAGTACCTAAACTCTCTGCACTAATGTCAATGATAGGATTGATACCAACAGCACCACCATCTTTAAATGGTACTTCACCCTCATCATCCTGTGTCTTGATGTCTAACGGGGGCATCATTTCGTTAACGGGACTAAGATCCACGTTACGATTCATTGCTTTTACATTATATCCACCTACCTCATCTAATGACTGTAATCTTTCTGATAGTAAGAAGTCCTCACGCAGTTCTTTACGCATGAGCATCTTAAGAAGTACCTCACGGTTCTCAAGTAACTCAGCTAAACCATCAAACTTAGCGTTTACATTCCTAAAGGTCGTTAGCAGTTTATCTCTATACATATGCCACCTCTAGTCTTGTAGCCTTGTTGAACTGATCAACCACAATATGACGTACCACATCTGGATCTAGTTTCTCAACTCGTGGAGGGGGCATCATCACCTTTGTCACGCCAGGTATCACAACAGGTACACCAATAGCACCTATCTTAGTGCCATTTTTAGTTGTTGTAGTGACTGGTGTTTCATTCATTGCAGTTGTGCCTGCATCTTGTTCTGGAGGATTGATGTCAGGTAGTTCTGGATTTTCTGGATCACCAACATATCCTCTACCAGTAGTCTTACCTAATTTCTTTTTAATCAAATCACCTACAATATTCAATACTTGTCCACCCATACTAGATGCACCACGTCCTCTGTTCTCTGGTTTCCATGCACTATGTTCAAGTTCCAAATATTTTCCTCTGTCCTCACCATTATCAAATGTGAAGTGAACAGGATCTTCTCTACCTTCCCACTTCCAACCAAACTTATTACCGTTCTCTCTCATCCATTTGTTAGCAGCTGACCCAGCATCTATATCAACAGCCCAACCTTGTTGATGAGGTGATGCACCCTGTGGTGCTGCATTAATGACTGCAGGATCATCCTCATTGTCTATAAGTGTCTGTTGTTCACCTGCATCTCTATATGCACTTGTGACTGAACTGGGCAAGTCAACTCCATCAGCCGCGGCCGCCCGAAGTGCTTTCATCCATGCTCCTTCAGTAGGAGGATTTAAAAATATATTTTGTCCAAACATGTCCCTACCAGTATGGAATGGTACGGGTATAGGTTTCTTCTTATGTGCATCTTTCGTTGCTAATGCACCACCGCCACCTTGGAAAGCACCTGTGACTGCACCAATACCTTTCTGACCAAGATTCATCAGTCCTTTGACTGGTCTTTCAAATGCTTGACGTACTGCAGGTGTAGGACCTGATCCTGGTCCTCCCTTTTCTGCAGGTCGGAATGGATTAAATGCTTGATCTGGTCTACCTAATAATGGAGGTGCTTCACCTTTTGCAAATGATTCATCACTCTGACCTCTCTGAGCCATGTCATCTTCAAGGAGTTCCTTCCATGATGCATTATCTTCATCAGGTATACGTTCGTTACGACCTTTGTTCCACCACTTTATCGGTGCTCGTAGTCCAAACTTTCCACCTTTAATCTTGAGTGCACCTAACCCAAAAGCAATCTTTAACTTATTAAGTTCTCCCATCAACTTCCCTTTTGATGGGTTGTTTGGTTGCGAACTTAAGAATCCAGCTGTTGCTTCCAACAATGCCTTTGATCCTTGCTTGTATACATCCCGAATAGCGTCACCTAATTTATGAATCGGAACGACTATTTCTGGACCTGCTTCACCTATGAGTGCTCTAGTTGGTTTAGTAACCAGTCCACCTTTCGCTAAAAGAACAGGTGCTACTGTCCTTACAAAGGGTACAATCTTATTAACGCCTTGTATTATAATAGGTAAAGCTGCTGCATCGGCAGGACCAGGTTGAGGACCATCTGCTAGTGCAAGTGCTATTCCACCTACAATTAAAGCAACTCCAGTAGCAATGGCTCCCACCTTGGCAAGTTTGCCCATATCAACTTTAGATCTGACGGTGGTTTTTACATTTTTAGGTTTGGGGCATTTCTTCTTTCTTCTTCTCGTTGGTTCAGCTGCTTGTGCTAGTTGCTCAGGTTGTGCTAGTGTTTGTGCAGGAGAACCAGTTTGATTTTGTTGTGTACCAACATACCATCTCTGTCTACCTCTGAGGAACGTGGTTATCTCATCCTCAGCCTCCATAGTTTGTTGAAAAGACGCAATAAATCTATCACTCACTTCATTGAGCTGATCTGCCAAGTCTTCTATGGTTGCTTGTGCCATTAGCGTCGTCTACGTTGTTCGTCTATTCTTTCTCGTTCCTTCTGTAGGTGAGAAGATAGGAGGTTCACATACACATCCCGTTCCCACGGAATCATGTTTTCAATATCAGTCAAGCTATATTTATGGTGTTGAACTAACGAAAAATTCGTCTGGTAGAAGTTCATCATGCCCTCATGGAAGAGGGCTATGCGAAAAAATCAGCAAGACCTTCGATTACCACCTCATTTTGTACCTGTGTCTTAGGGTTCTTGAACTTAAGTACATGACGAAGTGTAGGCATAGTGTTGAAGAAATCTTGAATCATTCCAAACTGTGCATTGGTTAGAGTCTCTACCCAATCTCTAGCTTCTGCTGTTGTAAATGATCCTGTTGGATCTTCACCCACATATACTCTCTTAATACATTTACCCACTAACTCATATGGATCTACCTTCTCTTGTGAGAATGTAATAGCAGCAAAGTATTCCATGTCTGGATACTTCATTTCCACAGTGATGTCGTCACTAATCTTAAATACATTCTTATGCCCTTTTGGAAAATGTACCTTGACATCATCAACTAAGAATGACACGTTGATCTCTGTCTCTCCATCATCAGGGCAGACGACTTTCATTTCAATCTCTTCACTGATAGACCTAGCACGCACCTGTAAGAAGATATATTCTATATCAAACAGAGCCATGTCATCAAGAACAACGTTCTTGGTGATGATGCAGTTATTCAGTACAGTTTTTATTGCTTCTAACGTCTGTTCAGAATCTTTTGCTTCTAATGCAATGATTAAAGTCTTTTGTTCTTTAACAAGGAAAGGTCTATACTTAAGTTTCTTTTTAGTAGAAGGCACCGTCAACGTATACGTTGGCGTAACAATTTCAGGTAATGGCATAATTTCAAGTAATTAAATGACTATACTCGTAGTAGAATCCAACAGTAACTTTTACAAGTTGTGCAGGACCTGCAGAGTATGGTATAGATGATACGGTGTATGGATATGCTTTAACTAACTTAGATATGAAAGATAGTTTATACTCATCTGGTTCTTCAGACTCCTCTGGAGGTTTAACCCCGTACTTCTCTAGTTTTGCTATAGCGATGTCACAGGTATAGTGATCATAATACCTTTGTGCATATGCTCTGTGACGATATTTAGACAAGGTATGGTCAGCACTATACATCTCCCTTGGCTTGTCTACTGCTCCAATGATGTAGTCTTGCCAACACCTAAAAAATTTAAAAGGTATGGAGTCTGCATCACAATAGAAACTAACGTCTAACTCATTGTACACTTTAGCATTTGCCAATTTCTGAATCATACCTTTCTGGGGCATTTTGACATCAGAAGCTGACATGGTAACACCAGGCACCTGTATCTCATTACATAACATATTCAACTGGTAGTTGACAGTTTCACCTTTAGTAAGACCAGTAGCATTTTCTAAGTTCCGTTTGAAATGCTTATCAAGGGAATAACCTGCTTCACCAGGCAGTTCAGGACTTTGAATCGCGAACTGATATAGGTTAGACGCAGAGATACCACCAGACCGTGCGATGACGTTCCGTTTGAACTGTTCTATGCTTAATCCCTTTATTGCCATAAATATAGTATATGGTGTGACCATCTTTATTTATCATGGCATACAAAGGAAAATACAAAGTAAGAAATTACCGCAAGTATAAGGGAGATCCTACAGGGGTCATATACCGTTCTTTGTGGGAAAAGAAGTTCATGGACTACTGCGATAAGAATCGTAATGTCATTGAATGGTCTAGTGAAGAGCATATAATACCATACAAGGATCCAGTCGCAAAGAAGTGGCGACGATACTTCCCAGACTTCTACATGAAGGTCAAGGAAGCAAACGGTAAAGTACAATCATATCTCGTTGAGGTAAAACCACTCAAACAAACCAAATGCCCTAAACCTCGACGTGTCAAAACCAAAGCGTATCTTTCGGAGGTAATGACATATGCAACAAACGCAGCAAAATGGGAAGCAGCAATCGAATACTGCGACGACAGAAAGTGGAAGTTCAAGCTCATTACAGAACGCGAACTCGAAATTAAGTGAGTATTTTGAAGAGATAAAAGGAAAGAAATTATCTATATCAACAATGAGGAATGAGATCTTCAATGCATTGTTCGATAACGCTACAGACCAACCAGTATCAGGTAAATGGTACATCTTTGAATACGATCCTAAATTCAAAGATCAGTTAAAAACATGGGATCAATATCCGTTCGTACAGGTGATGGAATTCAAGAACGGTAATATGTTAGCATCTAACATACATCACCTATCATCAAAAGGTAGATTATCTGCTATAAATAACAACAGATTTCCTGAATCAACTTTACGTTATTATATTCCGAAGAATGCTGACAGCATCTTCTTTGAGGTAGATGAATTAGATGTACCGAAATTGAGTCAGTTTCCCTTAGAAAAATTTCATCGCAATAGGTAATGTCACAAGAGACACTAGAAGAAGCACAAAAGGTTCTGTCATACCCGATGGGTATTGATCAAGTACCTTATGCTTCTTTTATGAGGATAATGAGATATGAATACCAAGAAGGTCTAGCGAAAGTTGCAGCTAACCAGAACGATGCGTTGGGTTCATTTGCAAGAAGTGGTGCAATGTCAACACTAGTCAATGGTGTGACAGGTGCTATGTCTGGTGTGTATGGAGGAGTTGATGGTGGTGATGCAGATCATAGAATGAATGTGATAGCAGATGATATTGCAGAGGATGGTGTAAGTACTACAAGAAGAGCATGGGATTTCTTAGGATGGGCAGGTACAGGTAAACCCAAGACTGAGGTACCTGGCGGTGACAAAGAAATCACCCTACCGAATGGTACAACTACCACATGGAATGCATTAAAGAATGAGAAGGACGAACTATTAAATAACAGACGCAAAGGATTAGCAGCATCAGAACTGAACGTAGCTTTGCCAGAAGAATTTCAATACAGATATTCAGCAGACTGGGGTAATACATTTAAGATGGGTACCATGGCACTCATGGCAGACAATGCTGCTAAGTTTGCTGCACTAGGATTAGCAGGTGCAGGTGGTGGTGCATTATTGACAAGTACTTTGGGTAAACTCCAAGAAGCTTCTGGTGTGGTAGGTAATATACCTGGTATGCCTGGCGTTGATGACTATGCAAAGAACATGGCTCAAGGTGCACAGATGACTACCAACCCGTTCGGAGTCAACGGGGAACTAAACATGACTAATATCGTTGGTCTTGGTGGTATGGCACCAAATGAAAATGCTATACAAATGTTCCAGAGAATGAACTTCAGAGACTTCACTCTAAGTTTCTCATTCGCTGCACGTAACTCTAAAGAATCAGAAGAGATTCAAACTATCATCGAATGGTTCAAGCGTGGTATGCATCCTGGCTCAAAGAATGCTAAGGGATCATCTGTCATGTTGACATTCCCTGATGTATTTGTATTGCAACCTATGTTCGTTAAGGTTGTTGAGGAAGAAGATAATGATGGACGCAAGA